AGACAAATGGTTTATTGTATTTTTCAATTAGTCCAAAGACATTGACCATCATACGAGCATTATTATCTAGAAATTTAAACGTATGTTGATACTTTTTCAAGTACCTAGATCCACCCACATCAAATGCAAGGAAGAAAACAAAGTCAGATTTCTTGATACAATCTTCCAACCACGTACTAGGGATCGCACAGAGATTGTATTGTGCTCCCAAGTTTTTATCATACTCAGTAACTTCGTGACCTTTCTTACGAAGATATTCAGTCAAGTAAGCACCAATTTGGCCACTTGATCCAAGATTAAGAATTTTCATCAAACAAGAGCAATTTCGTGTGCATTGCCAAAATTAACAAGACCAGTACCACTCATATGAGCGATCTCAGTGACATCAATTTTGGGTTCGGGAATTTCATCCCACATAAGTTGAATGTCAGGCCAGTCAGGACCAATGTCATCATGTAACATGATACCCTTCCAACCCTTATCACGCAACCAGTCCATCATAACTCTTTCCTGAGCACCATCATGAGGATCAACGTCGATCATTACGATAGAAACGTTATCCCAATCAATATCTTCATCTTCCATGAAGTTACCAATAAAGAATGATAGGTTATCCTTTTTAATGGTACTCGCACCCTGTTCTACAAGATCATAACTACGCACAGTATTCTGTGGATTGTATGAAAGTGAGACGGCGGATCCTCCAGTTCTAGTACCAATGTCTAGAATAGTGGTTTTGTTAAAGAAAGTAGACAGATATGCATAGAGTCGATACTCACTGACACCTGCGGCCTGCCAGTCATTAGGATTGAGTGACAGGGCTTTAAGATGATTAATATCTAGTGACTTTACTTCGTCGCGAACAATGTCAATTTTCATTGGGTGGTAACTAGTTGTTTTACTTCTACACGATCTTCAATCTGAGAGGAGATCCATTCGTAAGTCTTACGGATACCCTCTTCAAGAGTTTGGGAATAGTCCCATCCAAGTTCTCTACGGACAACATCATTGTTAGAGTTACGTCCACGAACTCCAAGAGGTCCATCAATATGAATCTTGGAGACTTCCTTATCAGAAACCTTAGCAGCAGTCTCTACAAGTTGATTGATAGTAACCATCTCTTCAGAACCAATATTAACTGGTCCCATAAAGTCACTATCCATCAATCGTCTAGTTGCTTCAATGCATTCATCAATGAACAAGAAGGAACGAGTCTGTAAGCCATCTCCCCACACCTCGATTGCTCCACCCTGCTCCGGGAGGTAAGCGACCTTACGGCAGATTGCAGCTGGCGCCTTCTCTCTTCCACCCTCCCAGGTTCCTTCAGGTCCGAAGATGTTGTGATAGCGAGCGACACGAACAGGAATCCCATGATTACGGTTGTAAGCAAAGTAAAGTCTTTCGCTAAAGAGTTTTTCCCAACCGTACTCCGAATCAGGGTTAGCAGGGTATGCAGATTCTTCACGGCAGTCTGGGTTATCAGGGTCTAGTTGATTGTGCTCTGGATACATACATGCTGATCCAGAGTAGAAGATCTTAGTAGGTTGATCCAGTGCAGGACGATTACATTCCGTCCATTCTTTGTTTACACCATCAAAGGTCTCATTTAGTTTACGTTGCTCTTCGAGAACATTTAAGTTGACAGACACAGAGTTGTGCATGATGTCTGCATCGTTCTCGCCACTGAAGACAAAACCTGCACCACCCATATCAGCGGCAAACTGATATATCTCATCGAATGGACGGATATAACGATAAGGAACAGAGTTATAAAAGTTACCCTGTTCCCCTTTATATTGAATGACACGACGAACAAATTCTACGTCACGCAAGTCCCCCTGAACAAATTCATTTGCTTCAGTCTCAGAAAATTCTGGATACTTAAGATCAACACCACGCACCCAGTATCCTTCGGAGCGTAGTCGTTTAACCATATGTGAACCAATAAATCCACCTGCACCCAGCACCAGTGCAGTCTTCTTATATTCAGACATAAATTGTAGTTGTTTCCATAGTATGTATCATACAAAAAAAGACCCTTGTTGTCAAGGGTCTGATAGAGGTCTTTACATGCACGCCACTTGTTTTTTTACCTGAAACAAGAAACAGGGCGGGAGTAATCCCATCCGCACCAGGGCTAGTTTTAACGACCTACCGAGTCTTTGATGTAACAAGGTTTACCTGTCAACCACTTAGGATACTCATGATCTTCAATAGCTAGAAACATTTGATCTGCATTGTCAAAGAGATAAACATCAAACCATTTACGGTTGTAATAGTCTTGTTCCTGTAGTCTTAGATCAGGGTGACCATTCAATTGGATGTGACCCTTTTGAACAAACCTAAAAGGCAATCGTTCATGAATAACAGTAGTCTTTGTTGATGCAACAGACTTGGGATCTAGATCATTCATGATGCAAGAACTCCCTCAGACTGTAGATCTGAATACAGATTTTCCATGAGCATCTCATAATCATCGAGTAAGTCACCTGAGAAAACTATTCCGTTCTGTTCGTAGAAACGACGAACTTTCTTGTAAAGTTTCGGGTTCTTTACATCGAGAAAACAATCTCCGTTCGCAGCAGACTTCAAAATTTGAATGTCCTTTACTTTGAACTTAGTAGTGAGTGCCATTGGTCTTGTGTGTTTACCTTGGTAGTATAAGGGTTTTGACTGTAAGAGTCAAGAGGACAGTCTGCGAACTATCCCAATGCTTCCTGTGAGGATCGAACTCACCTTAGGCAAATTATGAGTTTGCTGCATTCACCAGATTGCTAAGGAAGCAGAACTCAGGGAGCTTCGTTATTGAACTCAGTATATATTTTAATCAATTCATCGTCTGCAGGCAACATCACGGCCCGTTCTCCTTTTTCGTTTTCAACTCCAATGGTTTCCCCGTGTTCTACCCTTTCCATAAGTTCATCCCAGTGTTCTTGCCAGTGTTCAACTGTGAAAAATTCAATGTCTTCAGTATTTTCCATATTTATTATACCTTATCCTTAAGATGTTTTGGAACTTTACGGACTTTTATAACGTCCCAGATGCGTTGAAATTCTGGGAATGTTTTCATAGTAGATTCCCCTCTAATTTTATCAAACTGCCTCATTGTGTCAAGAAAAGATGGGATAAGTTTTTGTTCTTGATACAAATCAATATATGTAATGAGACTTTCATAAAAACCTACTGTTCGTTTAGATTTATTAGGTATCAAAAAGTTATCAATGTGTTCTTGGATGGATTTCTTTGCTCTTTCTTTAGTCTTTCTATCGAGAACCCATACTGACATTTGACGTGGACCTTGAAGGAAGTTGAGGAAACAATAGTCAATGTCTTTCATAAGACCTCTGTTCCATAATTCTTTATGCAGATCCATCACGTTGAATAAATTCAGTGCTTGAACTGTAGTATCAAAGTATAATCTATGAGTTTTATTGGGGAACTTGTCACAGAAATCCTGAGCATTAGATAAGAATTTTTCCCAATCAAATCCTTTACGGATTAGTTCTCCTCTCTCTGCCGTTCCATCAATACTAATATGGATTTCTACATCCTTAAATTTTTCCCAATACTCGAAGATATGTGTTTTCTTATACACCAATGTACTGAAGTTACTATTATATGCCAGTGTTACTTCTTTCTCTCTACCAAGACGAATCACTTCATCCAAGATCTTATAGTGAGCATCGATGATTAACGGTTCACCTCCAGAGAAGTAAAGATGTTTAACCATTGGAATATATGGTTGAACTTGTTCAAAAGTTACTTCTTCAGCATCCCATCTGCCAGAAATAAACCCGTTTTGTTCTAATTCAAAACTAGAAGAGGATGTTTCACTACACATCCTACATTTAAAATTGCATTTACTGGAGAGTTTGACATCCCAGTGAATAAAACCTGGCTTTTTTACGGTAAAATCGTCATTTGTGTCATTAATTATATGATTTTTATACTCAGGTTTTGACCATTGTTGATCTTTTCGATTCAGGAATTGATTCAAATCCTGTCTCAAAGAACTTTTATTGGAGGCTTCATTGATCCAACATACTTCACATGATTGTGGTCTAGTTCCAGATAAGAATGCCTCTCTTAATTTTCTTATAGGTTCATCATTCCACACATCATCTAGAGATTTCTCTTTGATATCACCAAAAGTATATTCCGAGACACAACAGGGTTTAACCTCACCGTCCTGACGAATATCAAGATTCAACCAAGGAGCAACACAAAAAACATCATCGTCATGTTTTACTCTACTAGTATCAATCATTGCAAGACTCTTCTTAATTCTGGAAATGTTTCTAAAGTATTTTCACCACGCAAAGCATCTAGTGCATTCATGTATGCTTTAAAGTTAGGAATAAGATCTGTTCTCTTTTCACTTGCAAGAAGTTTCAAAACACTTATGTATTGATTTATAGAATCTTGAGATTTTGTAGGAATAAGGAATTCTTTTACGTGAGATTTAATCTTAGCACCGAGTTCTTTCCTAGTTTCACTATCCAAAATACAAACAGATAAGAAATCTGGATTATGTAAGAGAGTGCAATAGAAATCATCTGGTTCATCAATAGCTCCCATCATGTACAACTCTTTCTGTGCATCCATAGAATGAAATACAGTTAAAGCCTGCACAACATAGTTAACGGTAAGTTTTTTATCGGGGAATCTTTCTCTGAACTGCATATAATTGCTCTTGAATCTCTTCCAATTGAATCCATTTCTTACAAGTTCACCCCTTTCACCGATGCCGTCGATACTGACCATGACCTGAACATCATCAAACTTTTCCCAAAGGTCTAATACATTAGTACCTTTATATACAAGGGTACTAAAGTTTGTATTATATCTGATTCTAACATCAGTTCTACCTCTTCGGATTAATTCTTGAAGAATTTCATAGTGATGATCCATAATCATCGGTTCGCCACCTGCAAAGTAACACTCTTCTACAATATCATACAATGGTTCGATGTTATCTCGTACCATATTCATATCTATCTGAGGAAAATCCCCTTTAATATCAAACTCTTTCCGCATTTCATTTTCCCATGCGGAACTACACCCAGGTCCACACATACGGCACTTGAAATTACAAACATTACTAAGTCTGAAATCCCAATAGACTAAATTAAAACGATCAAATGTGCCGTCTTCCTTAGTTTCTTCAACGTATTTGTAGTGATGTGCATAACTATTGTTCATACCCTGTCTGTGGGAAAAGGCACCGACAGATTCTTCTTTATAACAAGTAGTGCAGAAACTAGATCTCTTTCCTGCGATCATATTTTTACGCAATTCTCTCATCTCTTCACTATTCCATGCTTCTTTCATGGACTGATTGATCAGAGATCCTGTTTTGAACTCTCTCGGATCACCATCACACTCACCAGCAATATAATCTAAGGGATTGTCATGGTTAAATCCCTCTCCATCAAGCATTTTATCAGTATCATCATGTTCCTCAGTCTCAAGGATAGGTAACATACAACATGGGTACACGTCACCATTACAATTCACGTTCATGTGAACCCAAGGAGCCATACAAAATACTTTGTTGAATTCAGTCATCTAAGTAATAATAATTAAATGCAGTACACTCTTTGTACAAATTATACTAGTGTTTATGTCCATTGTCAAATGGTTCCCAATGTTCCCATCCATACTTATGAACTGCCCACATTCCAATAATGGGGACAAAGACTAAACTCATGGAGAGGAATCCTATTCCGTATGGGTTGTTTAGTACAACACCACAAAACCTAGCGAAATGTAACATCATTAGTTAGTACGAGTATTATGGGTTTGTTGGATCTATTCCTAGTGTAATTAAATATTGTTGCCACCATTCAGGATCCTTTCGTTTCCATTTTGGTACATCTAAACCAAGTTCTGAGTAATAATCATATAGTGATTTATCTATAGTCTGTGCGATCTGTAAATTCTTCTTCCTCTTCGTCAACATCTGCATACGGATTGTCCACGTATGGTCCTCGTTTTCGTAGAGGTTCTTTTCCGACATAAGAGTTTTCGGTGTTAACTGCAGATACCCAAACCGCAAGTTTCATTACTATAAAAATAATAACTAGTGGTGTAAAACAACCAATTAAAATTACTGGATTCATAATTCATTAAAAGGATTTATTGTAACGTAATTTTTAACCAGGGAAAGATAGGTTCAATCACTCCAATGAGTCGAAGAAGACCCTCAGCAAAAAGTGCGAGAACAACCCAACCAACACACATACTAATAATTCCAGCGTTACGATTATGCTTTCGTATTGCATCGTCAATCATCTCCTGACACTTTCTTTCAGTAATATGATGTTCAGGTATCAGTTCCGTCATCCTGTGGGTCGTCTTGTGGCTCATCTTGTAACTTCTTTTTACCCGTTATTCTATCTAGCGGATCAGGTGAACCATTCACAATAGCACATGCTCTTTTGTAATAAAAATTGTCTGTGTTTCCAGATTCTTCAAACATTTCTTTGACTCTCACCCAATTCTCATAGGATGTCTTGTCCATGGTTATTCTTTTTAGAGGGATACCATAATATAAAATGATATTTATTGTCGCAACATCAAATATGTTGAATTCACAATATCAATTATTGTAGACCATCCAAAAATTTTTTTTCGTTATCGTAGATACGTTTTTCTCCTGACCATAACTTATAACCTTCATGCAGTTCTGGCAATAACCATTCATGCACAGGCATACAGTGTTTCCAATTAACGGGTTGAATGCAATTCATCACAACTACATTCCAAAACGCTACTAGATGTATTAATAGTGTTTGCATTCCAATGTCGGATTACTCCGCTGATAATAAAAAAATTAGTGACCATGTAACTAACAAATATAGTGGTGCGTATGCCAGCAACGTAATTATCGTAAGGAGCTGTCTTGTCGTCACTGAAACTTCCTATAGCATACTTCCATATTTTTAAAAAGTTTTTCATTTAACTTCAAAATTTAACTTGCGAACTTTACGTTTACGTCTTTCCTCCTGATATACAAGGTCTTCTGTGGAGAAGTGACTATTCATTTTATCTTTTGAATTATTAGTAACCATAACAACTTTACTTAAGTCGATGGCACCAACTTTATCGTCCACAACTCTCATCTGATTGGGACAACCACAGAACTGCACTTTACTACTACTTACTAATTCAGTGTTGCATTCTTTGCATAGAACTCTTAACATTTTTTGTACCTATATGGGAGATACTGGGATCGAACCAGTGACAACCTCGGTGTAAACGAGACACTCTACCGCTGAGTTAATTTCCCTGGAGCGGAATATCGGAATCGAACCGATGACGAAAGGTTGGAAACCTTTAGTTTTGCCTCTAAACTAATTCCGCATGTGATTATTATACCGTGAGATTATAATAATGTCAACCCCAGACGTACTCTTTCCACTCTGAGATTGTTGTTTTTTCTAAGTCTAGCATTATTATGCTGATTGGTGCTCTTGGTGATGACCTTAAGATCAAACCAGATTCTTTAAGAGTTTTACTACCTTTCTTTACATTACAGGATGAACATGCTGTTACAAGGTTTGTCCATGTATCATTACCACCCTTGGATTTTGGTTTCACATGATCAATAGTAAGATTCTTTTTAGATCCACAGTATTGACATTGATAATTATCGCGTTTGTAAATCAAATTTCGAGAGGGAAATGTTTCTCCCAAACGTATGAAAGGTAGTCTCACGTAGTTAACGAGTCGTATGACTCTTTTGGAGATTAACTTAGCTTTGTCCTTGAATAGTAGAATGATTGCCCGTTTCCAATTAGTAAAATGTAATGGTTCGTATGAACTATTTAATACTAATATAGTCGAATAGGGTTCTACTATCTGCATAGGAGGTTTGCCCAGTTTCTTGTATTTAGTGTCGATGAAAGGACTTGAACCTTCATGAGTTGCCTCACTAGAACCTAAACCTAGCGCGTATACCAATTCCGCCACATCGACAACTCCTCCACCTGGACTCGAACCAGGGACAGGGTGATTAACAGTCACCTGCTCTACCAACTGAGCTATAGAGGATTGTTTGCCTTTTCTTCTTTATTGGTTTTGAAGTAGAGTTTATAGTATCTCTTCTTCATTTCATTGATAGCATTCATATCTTCTTCAAAACCCATGTATTTGAGCATTTGAGAAGAACCTTCCAACTCACTAATGAGTCTAAGGATGTTGACTGCTATTGGTGGTTGTCCACCCAAATCATATTTACCCATAAAGAAAAAAGGGCAACGGGTCAGGAGGGACTCGAACCCCCGACCAATTCATTAGAAGTGAATTGCTCTATCCATCTGAGCTACTGACCCAGTGGCAGTTCCTATCGCCGCTGATCCTGAACTACCAAGGGGATCACCGCAGTTGAGTGGGGCGGGAACAGTCTGTCGTTCCTCTTATTAGGTATTGCCTCTCAACTTTTAAAGTATAACACTAGGGATAGGGTCTGTCAACGATCTGTGCCAGATTCTAAACTGGTTGAACTTTCTGATTCTTTGAACTCTACATCCTGATGTTCAGGGCGCAACCACCACCCATCATGCGGATCATCGTTAATATGTACGTACTCTTCTTCTTTTACTTTTTCCTTGGTTTTTCTGATGATCATGATTCAAGTACCAGTTTCTTAGTATAGTTATAGGCATACAGTTCCCTGTTGCCTTTGATACCCCATCCCAACCAGTAGTATGCAGGAACCATATACTGAGAGATGGACTGACCACGACCTTCAAACTCAGGAAGGACACGTTGGAAGATAGGTTCGTTAATCATCCAGCGGACCTGACCTTCAATTGAAGATGGGTCACATGCAAATCTCCCACAAAAGTTTCCAAGACCTTTGTAGCGACCGATAGAAGTCCATTGGATCAAACCATACCCACCACTCTTACACTCTGTGTAGGAGACGCGAGCACCACCCTCACAGATGTTAGAGATGAACTTACTCTCTTGTTTGATGTTACCCATCAATGTAGCAAGAGCATTCTTGTCAGTAATTTTTGTTCGTTCTTGAAGTTGTGCCAATACATACTGTTCCTCGGAAGTACAATCAGGGCACTTCCAACTCTTAGTATACTCGGATACCTCAACAGGAACTGGTGGTGCAATTACAGGAGTTTTAGTATTTGAAATGATAAGAGCTGAAGTGAGTCCAGTCAAACCGATAACAATTGGATTAATCATAATGTCAGTTAACTTTTGCAAAACTTTCTTTAAATTCTTCATAAACAGCACAAGCATTCATATAGTCACCCATAGCAACTAAGTCATGGATTCTATCAATGATGCTGTCCTTGAGAACTTGTGTCTCATTAATCATTTCCTCTTCCATGAAAGTAATCCTTCCTGTAGTAACGACCGAGAACATTAGAATTGTAGAACCTTGGGACGCCATTGTCAAGCGATTCAGTCAGAACCCCTCGAACAAATAATTGACGGGTCTCCTCGTAGTTCACTTTTCCTAGTGTAGTATGTATACTCAAGATCTGACGAGAGAAGTTCTGTTTTCCGTACTTCTTTATATCTTCTTTTAGTTCAGGACATGACCCATAGTATTTCTTCCAATCAGACTCTGAAGTGACTCGGCGTTTACCGCCTTTTGGTTTTCTTTTCTGGACAAAATATTTTCTTCCGATATACTCTCTACCATTAAGGGAGTTCGTAATTCTATAAACGAATCCGTAATTCTCGTCGATATCTTCCGACAAAAACGCACGACCCTCATACATCCAAGGGTTTTCATAATCAACCATATAGCTCTTTAAGTTTAGCTATATTTATTTCTGAAACTCCACAGAGTTATTATACCGATATTTGTAGGGCTTTGTCAACTTTACCTTCAAGGATCTTCTGATCCTCAATGAATTTGATCAGGCGATTTGCCCAATATTCGTGATACTCTTCGGGATAATGCATCGACCAACGATCAGTATCCCTTAAATGTTTCCAGTCTCTATGAGTGGTTGCAACACCCCAATAACTATAGTTTTCTCTAACAATTACATTGCCAGGTCTACTTGGTTCATAGATTGTTTTATTGGTTGCATGGTGTCCGTAGTAATATTTTGGATCAATATTTGACCAATCACCGTAGTAAAAATCGGTAGCAGAAGTAAACAGATAAGGGATATCACATTGTTTGCAAATACATTGAATCTGCCATATAATATCCAAAGACATCCTATGAACTTCTTCGTCTGTATGTGCCCTCAACCAATATTCATATAGTCGTAATAATTTTTCACTTACTCTTTCACTAGGGTCTAGATTACCTTCTTCATATCTTCCTAAGAGATATGGAGTACCATGAAAAGTTCCCCTACCACTACTAATAAAGTTTCTTGCAGGTTCACAGAAACCAAAGACCGCGAACATCTTTTCGTTTCTGCGGAGTCCTAACTGAACTCTAGACATAAACTTTTTCATCAACCAGTAGTTACTACCACCAACTTGAGCAAAGTTCTCATAGTTCATACCATAGTGGTTAGCAATTTTAGCTGGATAGGCTTTTCTAATATTGCCGCTATCCCACTTATCATCAATTTCTGCACCAGCTGTGTGACTATCACCGAAAGCAATTAATGTTGTCATGTCCAAATTTTAACGTTGTACTTTTCTTCCCATTCAAAAATTTGATCTTTGTTATTCAGAATAGGTTCTCCTTTTATATTTAACGAAGTATTTAAAAGCATTGGGCAACCAGTCTTTTCATACCATAGTTCAAGGAGTTCTCTAAACTTTGGATTGTCCTCTTTAGATACAGTTTGAACCCTACTAGTACCATCTACATGGACGATTGCAGGATATAAATCTGGTCTTCTACATTTTACAGTCAGTTGCATATAAGGACTTTTCTCACAAGGCATAACAAAGTATTCACTTGCAAACTCTTCTAGAATTGCAGGAGCAAATGGTCTGAAAGTTTCTCGTTTCTTAATTTGATTAACTCGATCTTTGATATCTTTATCCCTAGGATCTGCAATAAGACTCCTATTTCCTAGTGCTCTAGGTCCAAATTCTGCACGACCTCTTGCAATACCACATATTCTATTTCTTAAAAGATCTTCTACGATCATTTCGTTATTTGTATTGTATCCAAGATTGTTCCCTAGATATGGACCCGACCACCTAATATGTTTTTTGTGATGTGCAAGAACTGCACCAACAGCATTACCATCGTCACCAGGAGCAGGCATGATCCAAATATTTTTGAAAGACTTGTATGCAATAGGATTAGCAGAACAATTTAATGCACATCCACCCATTAAGACTAAGTTCTCACTCTTCACTAAAGACTTTGCCTTTATGAGAACACGTTCCAATATCTTCTCATATACTTTTTGTGTAGCTGCAGCGATGTCAAACATGTCTTTTTGACTATGAAGATCTTCTCTCCATTTAGAACAACCTTTGTGTAAATTATGTTTTACCCAATAAGGATTTTTATCTAAGTCAAAAAAGTCTGTTAGGATTTCTCCATAGAGTCTATCTGGATTACCAAATGCAGACATACCCATTAAAATATATTCTTCTTCATTTGGTTTTAACCCACATCTTTGAGTCATTGCAGAGTACCAAAGACCTAGACTTGAAGGGTATGATTGTGAATATACTTTTCTCAGTCTTTCACCACGACCTTTCCAGATAGTAAAAGTTTCAAACTCTCCTATGGCATCCAATACGACAACTGCAGCATTATCAAAATTACTTGTATAGTAACCAGCAGCTGCATGACTTTTATGGTGAGTTGTATATCGGATGGGAACTTCTCCAATATACTTCTCAATATATTTTTTTATATTATTCTCCCCTCTAGGTACTTTTTGACCCGCAAGGAACTGTCTATATGATTTGAGTGAAGGATTTTCATACCAATAAATCTCATGGGGTTTACCCCACCACATAGCCTCGTCTACTAAAGATTTGCAAAGATGGCTATCATTCTTAACTTTACTGTATCGTTCACTTGATGAAGCGAATACTAACTGATCTCCAACGAACACACTTAACGCTGCATTGTGACTGTTCGCAGAGATTCCCCATCTAGTCGTCATTTGTAAATGAACGGATCGCGTTTTTGTTGTTTTTTCAACCTTTTTTTAAATGCTCTGTCTTGTTTCCAATCTTGAAAAATTTCGATTAGTCCGTAAATCATTTTCTTCATTGTCATAGTAATAGGACTTTCTTATTTATGTGTACGATAAATATAATAAAGTAGGGACATAGGGCGGAGTTTTAATGTCTAAACGTGTTATTAACATAGGAAACGCTCCCAACGATGGCACTGGCGATCCGTTGAGAACGGGTCTGGATAAAGTCAATCAGAACTTTACCGAGATTTATAATACTCTTGGTGACGGAAGTAATGTTATAAGTCATTCAAACACTGCAGGCATTTCAACTCTTGCAAAAAATCTCACTAATTCTCCATCTATTGAGGTTTCTGGGTTATCTAATACAGGTGTAACCACTACACAATCAGTTGAAACTACAGATTTGGTAGTTGCTGGGGTGGTGACTGCTACTCAATTCTTTGGAGATGGATCTCAACTTACTGGAGTAGTTGGAACCGAGAATGGTGTAGACATTTATGAAGATGATACTAGAAGAGGTATTGCAAAACAATTAAACTTTGCGGAAAATATTCAGGTATCCCCTCCAGATGGTCAAGGAAGGGTTAATATTTCTGTCGCTTCCAGTATCATCGGAGCAGGTGGAACTGGTGGTGGCGGAGGCATAGCCGGCATAGAAGTTCGTGATGATAATGTAACTCTGGGCGATGTAACAAAGATTGATTTTGGTGGAAACTTAGATCTAACCCCTCCTAGTTTAGGCATCTCAACTGTAAGTGTGTCTTTCCCCACATATCCTTACAGTGGAATTACAACTTCTGATATTACCAATTGGAATACCTCTTATAGTTGGGGTGATCATAGTGTTGTAGGATATCTAACATCATATACAGAAACGGACACTCTTGATAGTGTTGTTAGTAGAGGCAATTCTACTGATACTCCAGTATATTTCGATAAAATATATTATGCTAACGTATGGGCAACTCTTAGTGGACTGAACACCGTAAGTCCAAGTACATATCACGGCATGTTCGCACATGTCCATGAAACTGGACATGGTTATTTTGCACATGCTGGTGCATGGACTCAGTTACTAGACACATCGAGTTCAATATTAGAATTATCCGATACACCAACTGGACCTTATGATAATGGATGGGACGGTAATATTCTAGTATGGCGTGCAGATACATCCGATTGGAGAAGAGAGAAACCAATCTCTTTGGGAATAAGTACTACAGATATTAACAATTGGAACTCATCATATAATTGGGGCAATCACGCAACCGTTGGTTATCTTACATCATATACAGAAACACAGACGATTGATAACGTTCTAGATCTTGGTAATACTACATCCAAGGGAATGACTGTCGGTATCCTTACCGCAACCTCATTTGATGGCGATGGTTCTGCAGTTACTGGAATCACAACTGCAAACATCAGTAATATCGGCAACTATGCTGCAGTAACTTATGTCGATACTCAGATTGGTATCAAGACATTCTCTGGAGTCTATGCAGATCTATCTGGTAAACCAGGCATTCTCACATCAATCAATGATCTAAATGATGTAACTACACCATCACCAATAACTGGACAAGTTCTCAAGTGGTCTGGGGACTCTTGGCAGGCTGCTGCTGATATTGGAGGAGCTGGTGGTGCTGGTATTGGGTACTCCGATCTATCCGTAACTCAAAATTCAGTAGGTCTTGCAGCCCTTATATTTAATCAGGTAACAGGTGTCTTTACATACACCCCACCAGACCTCACAGGATACGCCACAACAACTTCTATCGTAGGTCTAGCATCTGAGGGTTATGTTGACAATGCAGTTGTTGGCATTGCGACTACGGGGTATGTGGGCAATGCAATCGTCGGATTAGTAACCGATGGTTATGTTTTAAGTAGAGGATTCACAACTACTGCATACGTCACGAACTATGTTGATACGCAAATTGGTATCAAGACTTTCTCTGGTAGTTATGTTGATCTACAAGACAAACCTTCTATTCCTGCAGACACCAGTGATCTAACAAACAACGCAGGATTTACAACCTCTGGTATTGTTGCTGGACTTGCATCTGAAGGATTTGTTAATAACGCAACAATTGGATTTGTAACAACTGGTGGAACAACATTCATTGGAATTGTTACCCTATCCGATGGTGTAGACTTTGGTAATAATACCGTCAATGCACTTAGAGTTGATGCAGGCAATCTCATTATAGCAGGTTCCCAATCAAATAGGATTACTACTCAATCCGGCAATTTAATTTTAGATTCATTCAGTAATGTAGTAGAAATTACTGCAAATGTAACTCAAAGTGGTAACCAAAATATTTCTGGTATCATAACTGCAAATTCATTTGTGGGTGATGGATCGGGATTAGTAGGTGTTGCAGCAACAAATGTTTTTCTCAGTATTACAGATGAAGGATCTGTAGTAGGATCTGCAAAAACTCTAAACTTTGCGGGTGCTGGAATCACTGCATCACTGTCTGGAGATATTGCAACTATAACTGTTCCTGAATATTCTGGAACTGCGTCAACAATCACATCCACTCAGATTTCTAACTGGGACACCTCATATGGTTGGGGAGATCACGGCGTTGTTGGATATGCTTTAACCACTGCACTATCAAATTCCGGTAACTGGGACACCTCATATGGTTGGGGAGACCATGCACTTCAAGGATATATCACTAACGTAGCTGGTATCGTTACTACCAGCACTTCTTTCTTTAAAAATCTAGATATTAGTGGTATTAGTACATTTGCAGGTGTTGGAGTCGGAACGTCATTTGGCATTCATCTTGAAATTGGATCGGAAAAGTTAAAGATATTTGGTAGTAGTAATGATGCTTATCTAAGAAATACCGATGGATCTGGTCCTGGTGGTAACATCAATATTCAGGGTCGTAGTGGAGTAGGACTCTATGCAGGAACTGGATCACTGGGTGTCAGCGTAGATGCTAATGGCGCAGGTATGCTATACTATGCATCAGTCAAGAAACTTGAAGCAGTTCCTGCAGGTGCAAAGGTAACCGGTGGTATTGAAATTACTGGTGTTTGCACTGCAGCATCATTTAGTGGTATTACCACATCAATGATTTCCGATTATGGAAATGGTCTCGGTGGTGGATATTCAAATAGCAATGTAGACACTCACCTTAACGTATCGACTGCTACAACTAGTCAAGTATTAAGTTGGGATGGATCTGACTATGATTGGGTAGACCAATCTGGCGGCGGTGGTATTGGAACTACAACATTCACGTATATCTTTGAATCTTCAGACGATAGTGAAAATAAATTAATCCCATTCGTGAGAGCCAGTCAGTCTGGTGGTGGTTTCCGAGAACTTGAAGTTGATAGTAGTGTTCTTTACTTCAATCCAAGTACTAATATCTTACAAACTACAAACCTTAATTGTACTGGACTGACTGCAAGTACTTTAAGTGGTGATGGTTCTGCAGTTACAAACATAAACGCTGCTAACATTTCTTCTGGTACAGTCAATGTAGATCGACTTGCATCTAGTGGAACTCCAAGTAATTCCACATTCCTTAGAGGTGATGGTGCTTGGGCAACTCCTGGTGGTGGAGAAACTTTATTCGGAACTGCTACAAACGGCATTTATCTGGTTGATAATGGCGGATCAATTGGTCTAGGAACTACGAATCCAGTTGGTAATGGTGTATTACAAGTCAAAAACACTGTACATGAAGGTAGTGGTGTTGCATCATCTTCGTTTACTGCGTCTGCGGGAACACCTCAAGAAATAGATGTTTATGTATCTGATTTTGTAACAGCAGAATACACACTACATATCATTAATGGTGATAACTATCAGGCACAGAAGGCATTAGTAATGGGTGTTGGGACAACTGCATACGTATCAGAATACGGAGTAATGTACGAACCAAATAGAATTGTAGATGTGTCAGTCTCTATGGTTGGAAATCAAATTCAAGTTAATTTGGTTCCTTTAACTGGAATATCTGGAGTTACTACTTACAGATTCAGTGCAAACAAAATGCTTTAAGGGGGATAAGAAATGATTTCTACTGAATCGGGTCACGAAGAATGGTTGGAAGGGAGAAGAGTTGTTTTTGAAGAGCACAAAAAAACTCTAACACAAGTTCCAACAGCAGGAGAGAAAAAAGAATATATCATCCTATGTTATAGTAAAGATGATTGGAAACATATTCATGAAGTATTAATGCAAGATGGCACTCTAGAGGATAACATTCCATCTAGAAGTGTTGATTGTGCAAGTGCAGTAAATCATAGTGAAGTACGAGGAATATATCTTTTAGATGATACCGAAGTTGGTCAACTAAGAAGTCATCC